TGTTTTCCTCTCGATCGACGAAGCCCAGCGGAGGATTGATGCCAGACAGGATTGAGCTTGTCCTGCCGCGGCCACACGCCGGCCAGCGGGAGATCATCGCGGGCGCCAAGCGCTACAACGTGGTTTCCTGCGGCCGGCGTTTCGGCAAGACCACCATGGGCGCGATCCTCATGGCCGAGAACCTCCTGCGGCATCGCAGGTCCTGCGGATGGTTCGCACCCACCTACCGGCTCCTCGAGGAGGCGTACAACGACCAGCGCCGACTCCTCGCGCCCATCATCTCGCGGGCGGTGGTGAGCCCGTTCCCGCGCATCGAGCTGCTCACGGGCGCGGCGATCGATTACTGGACCCTCGGGGAACCCGCCACCGTGGCCCGCGGGCGCAAGTACGCTTGGGTGGGCATCGACGAGGCCGCGATGGCGGTCTACCTCGAGGAGGCCTGGACGCAGGCGATCCGCCCGACCCTCACCGACTACGCCGGGTCCGCCTGGTTCTTCAGCACGCCCAAGGGCCACAACTACTTCAAGACACTCTTCGACACGGCCCAGAGCGACGAGGAGTGGACGAACTGGACCATGCCGACCCTTGCCAACCCCTACATTCCGCCCGCGGAGATCGACGCCGCCCAGCGGATGCTCCCGAGCATCGCGTTCCGCCAGGAGTACCTCGCGGAGTTCGTCGACGCGGAAGGCGCGAGGCTTCGGCGGGAATGGATCCGGACCGGTACCCCGCCGGCCGAGATCGAGGTGTACCTGGGCGTCGACCTCGCCATTTCGACCAAGGAGGGTGCCGACTGGACCGCCGTGGTGGCGATGGGGCGGGACGGCGCCGGGACCATCTGGGTGCTCGACGCGGCGCGGATCCGCGCACCGTTCGACGGGGTGCTCCGCTTCGTCCAGGACATGGCCGCGAAGTGGCGCCCAAAGGTTATCGGGATCGAGCAGGTCCAGTACCAGGCGGCGGTGGTGCAGGAGCTCCTGCGGACCACGCGGCTCCCCGTGCGCGGCATCCGGCCAGACCGGGACAAGGTGACGCGGTTCCTCCCGCTCGAGGCGCGGTACGAGCAAGGGCTGGTGGTTCACGCTACGAGCCTGCCGGCGTGGTTCGCGGACGAGCTGCTGTCCTTCCCGATCGGAATGCACGACGACGCGGTGGACGCCGCGTCCTACGCCTGGGCCGCCATGGGCGCGGCGAGGAGCTTCGCGGCGGTATGAGCATCTGCAAGCATTGCGGGATTCGGACGATCGATTACCGGTCGTACTGGTGTATGCCGTGCTATCGGGCGCACAAGGCCGCCCAGCAAGCGGAGATAGCGCAGGACGACGACGCCCGCCTGGCGGCGGTGACCGACACGCACCAGCGGTGCCGTGGGTGCGGCGTCGACCTCTACCCGGTGAGCGACTGGGTGGCCGAGGCGCGGCGCTACAACCGGCAGTGGTTCTGCAGGCGCGAGTGCTTCAAGGCGTGGCGCTTCATGACCTTCTGAAAATACCTCGGTTTATTTTGCCACATTCCTTGCACTCCTTTGTATGTGTGGCATAATGTCCTTGTCGGGAACACCGACGAGGAGAACCGAGATGCAAACTGTTAGCACGATCACTGGTCCGACGCCGAAGCTCGATCCGTGGGTGGAAGTCAGCGACAAGCTCTACCGGACCTGCCGGCAAGTGACGTTCGAGAACCGGTCGTTCCAAGATTGGCTGATCCGGCTCCGGTTGAGCGACTACCCAGATGGTCGACGGTCTGCATGGATGACGATCGTTACCGGAGAAGGGAAGATGGTATCCTCCGAGATTTATCGGCATGATGCCGAGGCGATGCTCGAGCAAGACGGGATAGCCTGAACCAAGGCCCGAGAAATCGGGCCTTCTTTTTTGCCACAACCCTTGCAACCTTCTATATATGTGGCATAATGTGTGTGTCGGGAACACCGACGAGGAGAACCGAGATGCGAATTGACAACTACTGCAACATCATCGCCGCGAAGATGCGCGAAGCCGGCCTGGTCGAATTGGCCGCGACGCTCGAAGATGAGCGATTCTTCGTGAAGTCGACCGACGTCGATGCGATTATGGCCTTCGACCCCGAAACGGTCGTCCTGGTCCGATGCATCAACGGACGGTTCACGACCCCGATCAAGGGCCTCGCCGCATGGCTCCAGCTGATCCGCATGGAGTGCACCGAGTACGGCTACCTGCGAGATGTTTGCATTCCGTACACCTACACGACCAAGTAACCAGACAAAAAAAGGCCCGCCGGAATCCCGGCGGGCCTAGGAGGGTGGAGAGAGAGAATGCAACGTAATCGTATCACGCGGAAGCCGGTCGGCGAGAGGCCGATCGACGTCATCTCGATGATCCTGCTCGGTATGGCCTTTGGTTGGTGGGCATTGCAGGGATTCGCCGAGCGGCGCGACATCGAGGCGCGACAACGGGCCGCCATCATCCGCGCCGAGGGAGGCATGAGCCAATGAAAGCAGGACGCAAGAGGATCGGGCCGGATGGTCCGCCGTGTCCCCAGTGCGGTGCCGGGACGCGGCCCCGCGGGACCGGGTTCCGCTGGTGTCCGTCCTGCGGGAAGCGAATCCGAATCCCGGTCGAGGTGGACCGGCGACGCAAGCAAGGATAGAATCCAATCGCGGAACTAAGGCAAGGCCCCACGGTGCGCTACCACGCCCGTGGGGTCTTTGGCATGGGATAATCGGATCATGGGTATCCTCGATCGCCTCCTCGGGCGCAAGGCAATGGCCGATCCATCCGCGCCGCTTCCGCTCCCGCTCGGCCAATCGCGGGATATCTACCTCACCGGCTACGGCTCGGGCCAGCTCGTCTCGATGCTCCGCCGGGTCCTGCCGGGATCGCACCGGGACTGGTCCAACGTTGCGGGAGACCTCGGCCTAAACAGCGTCATCGCTCCGGCGATGGACTGGTACGTTCGCAACTGGCCCCAAGGTACGCCGCGGGTAATGCGGCGCGTCGATTCCCAGCAGTCCGAGCCCGTCGAGGATCATCCGATCGTCCAGCTGATCGGCGAACCCGAGCCCGGCATGGTCGGGAACCTCCTCTGGGGGTGGGTGATCCAGGACTACAAGCTGTTCGGGAATGCCTACCTGCGGAAGCAGCGCCTGGCGGGACCGGGATCGCAGGTGGTGGCACTCCAGTACCTGCCTCAGGACATGGTCCGACCGGTCGGCGATGGACGCAACCCGCTCACGCACTTCGTGTACACGACCGATGGTCGATCGTACGATCTCCCTGTCGAGGACGTTATTCACTTCCGCTACGGGCGCGATCCTTCCGACATCCGCCTGGGGCGCTCGACCGTGCAGGCGGTGCTCCGCGAGATCGCGACCGACAATACCGCGAGCTCCGCGGCCTTCGGCCTCCTCTCGAACGGCGCGATGCCGAGCATCATCGTCGGCCCCGACGCGAACGGATCCGCGCAGGTCGACATCAGCCCGGACGATGCGCAGCAGGTGAAGCGTAGCCTCCGCGAGAACCTCACGGGCGACAACGCCGGCGGCATCGTGGTGATGTCGGGCCCGTACAAGCTCGACAAGGTATCACTCACGCCCGCGGAGCTGGCGCTGGACTCGGTCCGCCGTGTCCCGGAGGAGCGGATCTGTTCGGCGCTGGGCCTCAATCCGATGGTGCTCGGGCTCGGCTCGGGCCTCGACCGCTCGACATACTCGAACTACGAGCGGGCGCAGCAGGCCGCCTGGGAAGACGGCATGGTGCCGCTGATGCGGGCCGTGGCCGATACGCTCACGGTTGCGCTCCTTCCCGACTTCCCCGAGTCGCAGGAAGGCGACTTCGTCGAGTACGACCTGTCCGGCGTCCGCGCCCTGATGGACGACCGCCAGAGCGAGGCGGAGCGGGCGGAGCGGCTTTACAAGGCCGGCGTGGCGGACCTGGCGGAAGCCAAGCGCATCGCGGGCCTCGAGGCGGCGCCCGAGGACGAGGGCGTCATGCATCCGGACGCGGCGCAGGCCCCGCCGGCCCCGGCGCCGATTCGATCGATCCAGGTCGATGCGACCAAGTCGCACCCAACCGCGGCTATGCAGGAGGCCGCCAGGCGGGCGCTGCGGTGGAAGGATGAAGGCAAGCCCGGCGGGACCCGCGTCGGCCTCGCACGGGCGAACCAGATAGTGAACGGCGACCTGATCAGCGAGGACACCATCCTGCGGATGCACTCTTTCTTCAGCCGCCATGAGGTCGACAAGGAGGCCGAAGGATTCGAGGACGGCGAGGATGGTTTCCCGTCTCCCGGCCGCGTGGCCTGGGACCTATGGGGCGGCGATGCCGGACAGGTTTGGGCGGCGCGGCTTCGCGACAAGATCATGCGCGGGGAGAAGCTCCCGGCCAAGGCCGACGGATGCGACCACGGCTCGGAGGTGCCGTACGAGAGTCACCCTTTCTACGGGTGGTCGACCATACCTCCGGCCGAGCGGTAAAGCGCACCGGCCAGGAAGCCGAGATCTACCGGGCCGCCCAGGCGTTCCGCAACGGCCTCCTCCGCGGCGAGGAGGAGTCGGTCGGGCAGATGCGGCGCATCTACCAGTCGGCCACGCGGCAGCTCGAGCGGGAACTGGCCGCGCTCGAGGAGCGGCTGGCGGAGCGGGAAGCGCAAGGCAAGCCTCTCGCGGACGCGGCCCTGGCGATGCGCGATCGTCTCGAGTCACTCATCGACCAAGTGGCGGTCGAGCTCGACCGGACGACGAGCGACGCGGTGCGCGTGGTCTCCGACGGCCAGCAGATGGCCCTCGAGTTCGTTGATGCGCGGACGGGCGAGCTGCTTCTTGCATCGAGCGGCGATCCAAACCGCGCCGCGGCGATCCTGGGCGGCTTCGACAAGCTCAGCACCGAGACGATCCAATCGTTCGTCGGTTTGTCGAGCGACGGATCCCCGCTAGCCGAACTGTTCGACTCGATCGCGCAGGACGTGCCGTCGGCCCTCCGGTTCACGCTTTCCAATGGTATAGC